CCAATGCGAGATACGGCAAGCAATCCATCTACTGATACATTAGTTACTGGATTTGTGGTAACTGTACCTAATGTTGCAGTACCTTGAATCCCAGTAACTGGCAGATTTGTGTTTGCCGCTAAAGTAACAGTACCAATCTGGGCCGTACCTTGTACACCAGATGCAAATAACGAGCTACTTGCTTCAGTAGTTGCTACTGCAAATGGTGCTTCAGCAAATGCGGAAAACCCAAACATTATTTAGCTTTCTTTAATTCGTCAACTTCCGCTTTAAGTTCTTTAATCGCCTCAATCAATAATGGCACCAAACGTTCATATCGAACAGTTAAGTAGTCTTCATCAATAGGTGCTGGAGCTACAACTTCAGGCATGATTGCTTGAACTTGTTGAGCTGACACACCGACTTCAAGTTTTTTCTCATATCCGTAAGACTGAGCAAGTTCATTGGCCTCGTAGTAGAAGCCATTCAATGTTTGCACTTTATCTAACGCATTAGGAATGTTACCTAAATTAGTTTTAAAACGATCATCAGAGTAGTACGCTGTGACGTTGTTGGTTGCACGAATCTCACCAGCAGTACCTGAAGCAGCTGTGCCAACTCCGACAGAGTTAAACTGTGAGTTTTGTGTTGTGCTGGTAAACGTTGTTGCAGAACCTGACAAGTTTGCAGTAATAGTGCCTGCAGAAAAGTTACCTGATGCATCACGTGCCACAACTTTAGAGGCTGTGTTGGTTGTTGTTGCATCTACGGCGAGCGTGCCTGATGTTGTAATTGTTCCACCAGTTAAATACGTTCCACCTGTGATGCTGGTTACGGTCCCTGTATTGTTTGTGTATCCGCTTGGGTTATTGGCAGGATATGCACCAAGAGCGCTTAATGCTGCAGCTGCTGATGTTGCCCCTGTACCGCCGTTAGTGATTGCCACAGTGCCTGTTACGTTACCTGCTGTGCCAGTTGTGTTTTGGTTTAGTGTTGGTACATCGCCAGCCACAATTGCTGCCATCACAACGTTAGTGCCGTTACCACGTAGGTAGTAACCTGATGTAGTAGCGCCTGCAAGTGTATTGATTGCAGTTTGAGCTGTTGTTGAGCCAGTGCCACCGTTGGCTACGTTCAATGTACCAGCTAAAGTTACTGTGCCTGATGTTGCTGTGTTTGGTGTAAAGCCTGTTGTGCCAGCACTGAATGTAGTACCTGCAGCTATAGTTGCCCAAGATGTATTAGATCCATCAGTAGTTAGGTATTTACCGCTGTTAGATGTTTGGCTTGGTGCTAGTGCATTAAACGCAGCATTTGCTGTTGTTTGACCTGTGCCGCCGTTAGTAATACCCAATGTACCTGACACTGCAGAAGCTAAGGCTACTTTACCCCAAGCTGGAGCTGTAGAAACACCGCCTGATAACAATACGTTGCCAGTAGCTACGTCAGACAGTTTAGCCAATGATGTAGTTGTATCTGCGTATAGTAAATCACCTACTGCATATGAACTCTGTCCTGTGCCGCCAAGAACCGCACCTAGTGTGCCAGACTGAATGTCTGATGCATTTAGTGAAGCCCATGATGGAGCTTGCGATGCAGAACCTGTACCTGTTTGTGACAAGAACTGTTTAGTAGTTGATGTATTACCAGATAATTTACTTAAAGTATCAGTAACACCTGAATAAATAATGTCACCAACTGCGTATGTTGTTTGTCCTGTACCGCCAAATGTGGCGCCTAGTGTGCCTGTAACTGCAGCGGAACTGGATAAGTTTACTGCATTCCATTGCACATTGGTGCCAGCACCATCCATAACTAATGATTGGTATGCTGCCCCCTTGGCTAATTTAGACCAAGTGTTAGCCGCTGAACCGTATAACAAGTCACCAGTAGTTACTGTTGCAGTGCCTGTACCACCATTTGTAGCTGCTACTGTTCCAGTTAATGAAATAGTTTGGCCTGTTACATCAATGTTTGTGCCGCCAATATAAGTAATAGCGCCGCTAAACTGAGCAAATGTAATTGCTGTAGTTCCAAATGTAATTGTACTGTCATTGGTACAAATGTATGAATCACCAGCTCCCAAAGTTCCTGATTGAACAAAGAAATAATCTCCGCCACCCAAGCCAGTATCGCTTAATGGAACGTAAGTATCAGCGTCGGATGATCTGGTTAATACCCAATTTGTTGAACCTGATCCAATGTTTGAAACTACATAAATACCGTTTTGAAATTGTGTTGATTGCTGCCAAACTAATACGCGATCATTTACAGCCATAGTAATGCCATCAATAACCAAAGCTGCCTGAGAGCCTGAGTTAGTTAATGTTGCACCCACCCCTGAAGATCCGTTGCTGTATGTAGCTGTTAAATTATTTTGTGTTGATACCCGAACTGCTTCGTGTACGTGAAGACCTGTTGAAACAGCTGTATCTACGTATTGTTTTGTTGCTGCTTCTAAATTAGTAGCTGGGTCAGCGTTAAGAGTTACTGTTGAACCAAATGTAGTTGCTCCAGTAATCTTAGCTGTACCTGTTACCTGCAGCTTTTCACCAGTATCAGTATTGCTGCCTAATAAGAAGTTACCTGCCGTTGAAGTAATGCGTGCTTTAATGTCTGATGTTGCTACGCCATTAGTAAAGAAAATAATGTCGCCGCCTGTAGATGTTCCAAAGAACAAATCAGATACAACACCAGTATCACCACCAGTAAATAGATACGCTGAATTTTGAGTAAATACTGGATAGGTACCAGAGGCATAGCTTTCACTATTAATACCCATATCAACAAAGTAATTTGAACCATCACTAGCATTGTTATAGGCTACAAAGTCGGCAGAAGCGTCAGCACCATCAAATTGGTTTAAATTATAGACCTGTGAATAGTTATCCACATTTCCATAGAACCGACCAAGAGTGCTTGTAAATGGCGTTGGGTTGCCAGTTCCTGGGCCTAATACAGTGATTGGGCCAGCATTAATTAATGTGTCACCATCAGCTTCTTCATAAATTGCTTTCTCAGCTGGGTAAGTAACGAATACGTCTTTTACCCCTGCAGAAAATGTAACAATCGTATTGCTGTTTGATGACGCAAGAATTGTATCGCGAGTTAGATTATTTCCAGAGGACACATACGTGCCTAGGCCTACCTCCCATTCAGTCGATGTCTGACCTACAATGGCGTAGTATGTAGTGTTGCCATTACCGAGCGTGCTAAAAGCCTGAAACGGCCCAGCAGCACCACCTAAAGTTATGTCACCAGAGCCAGCAGTGGTCGTGGTTTCCTTAACTCTGTCCTTAAGAACTAGAGCCATCTTAAACTCCTATTAAGCAATACGAATAATTGCGTTTGTTGCATCAGCTGTTGGGAAAATGATTGTGAAATCACCGTCTGTTGATGATTTATCACTACCGAAGTCCAATACGCCAACTGCTGTGTCGTCAGTGCTATTATAGATCAAAGCGCCACGTGCTGTAATAGTTGCTGAAGTCCAAGTTACATCGGCAAAGTCGATATATGCTGTTGTGCCTGATGATGTAGGAACCTGTGTAACTGTCAATGTTTTACCGCCAGTAGTATAACCACCACCGTTAGCTACTTCATTCGTTGTGCCTGAGTATGTAGTTGTGCCAGCACCCAATGTTGCAGATGATGTGTACAACGCAATCTTGTAAACCTTTGTTGTGCCTGTATTGAAGTTTTGTGCGCCGCTTAAGATTTGCACTTTGAAGCTTGTACACATTGATTGTGAAATTGCCATTTTAAAATCTCCTATTGAACTACTGTTATGTATTTACTTTAAGTTTTGTTTGTCCGTCACGGTATGCATCACCACGTTCTAGACCATCACCAAGACGTTTCAATTGACTTAAAGCATCTTGATACATTTTTTCATAATAAGTGACCATATCTTGCTCACCTTTCATGAAAATAACTGCCTCACGCATTGCGCCATAAAACAACACTGGATCGTAATTATCGCCAAGCCAGCTAGTGCCTGTTGGGTTGTTTGTTACTAAAACTGGAACTGTAAAGCCAGTACCAGAAACCCCAATGCTTGAGCTTGGTGCGCTTAGAACATCTCCCACAACATACTGTGATCCGCCATTTGTAATGGTTACGTTTGTTACTATGCCTGATGCCACAGTGATATTGGCAAGAGCGCCTTCACCAGAGCCACCAGTTAAGGGTACGTTGAAATATGAGCCATTGGTATATGAACTACCGCCTGTGATTGTTCCAAGCACGCCTATAACGCCTTGTACAATTGATACTGGATAGTAGAAGTAATGCAGTTCTGCTAGGTATCCGCTATCTGGCGTTGGGCCTAAGATGAATGAAAGCTCATTGGTACTTGTTGTTCTAGTACCAAACAATGCATAGTATTTTGGAAGGCCAGTGACTGATGGATTGGGATACGCGGCTCTAATAAAGTTAACGTCTTTATTGAGCAAGTATTCGTAGTTTCCTAAAGAGTCAATTACAGCTAATGAGTAAGAAGATAAAAAGTCCGTTGGACATGCCAAGTATTTATTAGTGGCCGTAAGATTACCTGTTACATTCTTGCGTAATGCAGGAATCTGAACAGAGTTGTAGATACGGTCTTCTGCTTCTCTTACAAACGTAGGGATATTTTCTAAGAATAACTGTTCTGTATTCTCAGAGTAGTCCTGTATCGCTTGATATAGCTGTAAATAATTCATTATTTACCTTATGCCATAGGGCCACGAGTTTTGATGCCCTTAGTAGCTGCACCATAACCACGCATAGTTTTTTCACCATGCTTGTTTACTTTTGCTGGCAAACGACTAGCGCCACCAATTGACATATTTGTCTCATCAAAACCATTGCCGCGCATGGAAACAGCTTCTTCTTCATTGCCATTTGGATTGAGCATTGGCTGTTTGTATGTGCCAATATCGTTGCCACCACCTGATGGATACTTGAATCCAGTGTAATCACTAGCGTCTTTTGCTTCTTTAGCATTACCTAAAGGATAAGAACCGCCTGGTGTTACTCTTGCAAAATCATTTTTAGCCATGATTATTTTCCTTGGTTTTTAGCACGAGCAAGGTTACGGCCCATCTTACGCATTTCTTCACCTGTTACAGTTGAAGCGCCTTTACCGCCCTTACCTGATTGAACAGCAACTGTAGAGCCTGTATCACCTAAGTTTTTACCTTTGGTTTTGCCTTTTTTAGTTACGCCGTCTGCACCTGATTTGTAAGCCATTTTAATACTCCTAAGTTGTAGTTATTGTTACTGTACCGATTTGTCCTTGAGCAATCAAGTCATTTGGAGTCAGTGGAGCATCAAATCCACGAGAGCCTCCAACTGGGTTCCATCCCCACTGAATTACCCTACTACCTTCACCTACTGTACCAAAAGCATCAGGTGAATTGCTATTGTTATTTACAATCTGCAATCCTGATTGACCAGAGGCTAAATAACTTACATCTGGGCGAGGATCTCTTACTGCTTGAGGATCGTCCACTGGATACATACCAACCAATAATTGAGGTTGATCTGGCTCCCAGCATTCAGGGCAAACTTTAATGTTGATGTTCTTAGTCTTTAAAGTAAGCGTCTTTAGCTGTGTTAGCTTGTATCTTTGACCGCAACGATCACACTCAGCAATCGAATGTTTTGCACTAGCAAATCTATTCGACATTGTTATCTCACATAATTCATATTACGAGGCACAAAGCGTAATGGAGCCTTATCTCTGTCCTCATCTGCTGCTTGTTGGAACAGCTCTTCATAGTCCGCTTTTAATGCCATAACGCGGTTAGGATCAACGCCAGACAGCTTCATGCTCAAATGATAAGCTAGTCCTGCCACCATGCATGGAATAAAGCGGAATGGAATGTCTTGTACGTTTGTACCTGTGCCAGCATCCTGAATGCGGCGTAGGCGATAGTAAACAAATGTGTACTGATTGCCTGGTGAATTAGGTGTTGGCCATACATTGATGCATGGTAAGTTCTGAACAGTTAGTGCAGCACCTGTCACATGGGCAGCCGCTGTTGTACCGTTTTGGCCGCGAGCGCAGTTTAGTAACTGATTGCCTGTTACGTTTGGATAGCTGATTGTCTCATTATCAATCTTAACGAATCCTGACGTTGCAAGCCCTGCAGTAGAGCTTAGCGTGATTGTTGTGTCTGTGTCGCTAATTGATGCTGCAAGCGTTGCTGTTGACGCATTTTCCTGACCTGACTGGCGGTTAATCCAGACTTGAATTGGTCGTCCCTGTGCAAGTTTATTTGGGATTGTGATGTATGTAGGCTCAGCAATACGAGTAATGTTAATATCAATTTGGTTTGTTGTTCCGTTATTTTGACGAACCACCTGATCCATCAAGTCAATAGTATCTACTGGAAGCGGATACATTGCTTGACCAGTTGCCATAACAATTTGCCCCTGCTCTACGGTCCAAAGGTTAATGCCACGATTAGCCCACTCAATAGTCATAATGTTTAATGAACGGCGAGCAGTTCTAAAGTCGTAACCAGTACGCAGCTCTAATCCGCAGCGTTCAAACGCCTCTTCAATTAGATCATTTACATCTTGTGTAAATACACTGGTACCAGTTGTTTGTGCCATTATTTAGCTGTCCTTGCTGATTTAATAAAGTCTGCTTTTGTTGGTGCGCCTTTGCTACCAACTTTACGCATCTTCTCACCTGAACCTGCAGCAATGCGTTTTCTCTTGGCGTTAATGTTGGCATATAGGCCAGGCTTTACTTCACCGCCCTTAGCGTACATTTCCACATCATTAGGGTTGTCTGTGCGATGAATAATCTTTTTACCAGGCATCTTAGACGGCATTACTGCCCCCATTCCTCTAGACTTCATCATACGATACGACCTTTTGTTTTGCCACGAACAGCACATCCATCACCACGGCTTGAAGCTGAGCCGCCTTTAGCCATCTTTACACAACCGCCTTTTTTCATACCTAAAGAACGATTTTTTTCATAATTTTGATAAGCTTTTTCGTTCTTTTGTGTTTGTAACTTGTCAGCGATTTCACTAGGAATTTCTTTTTCGTAAAGTCCAGAGTCTTCTTTCTTCATTGCTGGACCATATACTTTGCCGTCTTTTCCAACACGTCTTCCAGCTT